GGGTGCGGCGCTGCACAGCGAGGCTGTGCAGCGGGACCGTTGGGTCACCACGCATAGCTTCTTTGCGCGCCGTAATTGTTGGGAAGAGCTCGCGCTCTTAACCCCCCCCGCGATATCACATCGCAGGGACCCAATGGCGTTTTCTGCTCACAGCGCCACGCTGTGCAGAGAACCGCAAGTGCTCCTTGTTCACTGACGAGATGGGCGTGGAGGTCCCATCATCGCAGAGGTTCAAGAAGTACTTGAGCAAGGCTGGATACCCATCCAGCGGGTCACGCTTTCGGATCGGACGTATTACATACGTTCGAACCACAGGTTGATGTAACTTGTTACAATAACCTGTAGCGACACACCCGACGAAGGAGTACCATCCGAGCCCTGGACTCGTTTCGAACAAAGTCGGTAATTCACCGAGGATGTTCTCGACTACACTTTTCATGTAGTCGGCTGTCTTCCAACATCCAGCCCAGTGTAACTGGTTGGAGGTTGAAATCCAGGATTGGAGTCGGACGGAGCTCTGCCGGTTATCCGGGGCGAGCTCACGCAGGTAAACGGGTGTAATATCCGTACCTGAGTATGCATCGCAGCCGCAACTCTCCTTAAAATAACCATTTAAGAAGGATTTTGCGGAATTCACCTTACAGTTAAATGCTGTAAGGGCCCTTATAACCGGTCCGGTCTCCTGAGTGGGGACGATTATATCGTCTCCAAACAGGTGCAGGTTACTCAGTATACGACGTATACGTGAGTAAGTGGGGGACGTCCTCTGTTCCCAAAGAATTCCATGTACAATCACAGTAGCGAAGTACATAGATTCAATAGGGAAACAGAGTGCTGAACCCATGGATGCGAACTTCTTGAGAGAGATGATACTCCCATCAGGAAGCTTCGCACGGGTCGATCTGCAACAGGATATAGCCTGAAGTAAATCAGGCTGGCTCCCGAGCATCAGTTGTACCATATCCCATGGTACACGATCTGATGCATCACTTAGGTCAATGGTTGCCCAAGTGTTTGCGATCGAAGCGTAAATAGCCATCCGCTGATTCACCGTTTGATCAGTGAAGCGGATTGACTCGCGGGTTAAGGGGGATCTTGCGATCCTACCCATAATCCAACGAGAAACCGCCTGTTGTGTATATTGCATACACACAGGTTCGATGGCTATAATCCTAGGGCCTTTCAACGTCTTAGGCACTTGAATTACCCGTACGGGTAATTCATCCTGTTCCTGGACGAGTTTAATGGATTGTAATCCATTAACCTCGCAATCCAGCTGACTCAACGAAGTGAAGATATATTCCAAAAATGGAAATGAACCTTCGAGTCGTTGGTGCCAATAGGGGTGGGAATATTTCCTATTTCCACACACTCTATCGGCAGTAGCCCCAGGACCGTGCTTCGGGACGAGTTCGAGGGAGTTGAACTCTCTCGAACCGAATACATGCAACCACAAAAGATCAGCAACGTCACGAAAATGATCGAGACGTTCCTGGTCAAGGTTACATGCATCGTGAAAGTCCGCCTCATTTGCGAGAAACTTCGCAAAAGCAGCATCCACGCGCTTTTCAGTGCATGGAATACGTACTTTCTTAAAGAAACGGCAAAGTTGGCGTACAGCATAGATAGCCGGTATAAATGGCTCATCATGAAGTTCCCCTCCTGCGCCAAACACGAGACTAGTGAAACCCTGGAGAAATTCGGGGATCACTGACGACTTCACCAGCTTCCAGCCGGGAAAGTCGCCTGAGTCTACTCTTCCTTTGTCGAGACATCTTTCGAAGTCATCGGCAAAGGCGGGTAAGGTTAGAGTGTAAAACTCTATACCCTCGTGTCCGGCCCGTGCCTTGATTGTTTGAAGGTCACGGGTGGTTTCGACTGAGCAGATGCTCCCCAGATCACCGAGGAGCGCCGTACTGAGGTCATTCAGGCTTTTCATAAGTGCCTCCATTGAGGTCGCCTATCCTTAGCCATGTAGACCGACTACCCCCGAGATTGTCTAAATCTCGGCTCCAAGGACCTTGACCAGGTTGGCGTTAGTTGACGCCGTAAGCCAGGTCATAAAGTCCGTACACAGTGTCTTCGCGAGATCACTTGTATCGTCAAAAGACGAAGTCAAGGGCTCATCGATGACCATGTACACGTTTACACCAGGACTGGAAGTTGTTCCGGTCAAGGTGCTGGTGAACGTTCCGTTAATACTTTCGAAACGAATCAGCCTGCGTGTACGTGTTTTTGTGTCCTGATGGGAAATCTTAATTGTATATTTCCCATTAGCGGAGCGGTAAACAGCCGAAGCATCCTTCACAGTAATTCTGGGAAGGGAAGTGACAACGGTGTTTAGTGTGGCGGAAATCGGATCTGCAAACATGGCAACCTCCTACGGTTACGGGTTAAATACACTACCTTGCGTAGGTAGCACGGGGTAATTGCTATATTCGGGATATTCCGAGTGCAGCAAGTATACCCAACTGGTGGGAGGTAAGATTCCCTCCCACATCGAATCCAAACGGATCAGCCACTGCCCTTGCCTTTGTCTCGATAGTACGCTCGATTGTACCTTGAATCGTAGTACCGTTCAGACAGGTTGCAAGGCTGACTTGGTGCGCCATCGTGACTTGAGACCTCATCACGTAGGCGTACTTGGCGACCAGCTCATCGACAAACCCGGAGTCCATATTAGACAATATGTCTCCGACGTTTGAGAAATAATCGATGAGCCAGGACCAAGGGATCGCTTCCCATACGTCAGCAGGGGTCATGGTTAAACCCATGATTTTGCGGCGTAAGTTACGGGACATTGGATTGACCATGAGCTTACGCTCAACGTCTCTCACATAGTACCGGAACGCGCCTGCAAACCATACCTTGACATGAGTCGAGGAATAGCCCGAGCTGCGAAAGGAGCGCGCGACTTCGTAGGGTATCATCGGATCAAAAACAGGAAGAGAACTTCCCGTTAAGTTCCAGCCGACAGCCCCAGAAGTCGTGTCTTCGACGGTACCGTGTCTTCTTATCCATTTACCATTAAGATGGTGAATGTTCTCGAGAATTTGTTCCATACGCTGTTGCGTTTGGTACATCTTCCGAAGATCAGAAAGAAACGGTAGCCAGCCAAACTGATAGGCCAAGTAATGCTTACCCAAATTGCGGTGAGCATACGATTTAGCCTTCAGCATGGACGGAAGATCTCGAAGTTCCGCAATAAATACGGACATCGAGGTCTTTGGCTTCCCCGGCTTGAATTTATTCCAAGCCGTGGCACCGGCGCCCTGCGCTGCACTAAGACCGGAAGCTGGTAGCGCTGTTTGTGCTAAACCGGCGGCGGGCGCCCCATAGAAAATGGGGTACGTCGTTCCGTAGCACGTAACAATCTTGCTAGCATCTTCCATCTTTACCGAGACCGAAGTCGCCTGAGGTTTCACCTCATGACGCCTTAAGTCTAGTGGCCCACCTTGGATGTATTTGCCGAAGCGCTTTGGATGCACTTCGTCAATACATTCCTCGGTGTAGTAGCCATCATACCCGTTAAACACGGGTCGGGCCACGATCTCCTGGTACGAATACGGATATTTACGGATTGTTGTAGTAGTTAACAACACCGGTTTATCAGTAGTCAGACCCTTTGATCGTGTGCGCAGTCGCATAAGTCGATCCCCTCCATTTGGATTCACCGCGTAAGCGGTAGAGAACATAACCCAGGTCGAAACCCAGGCTGCGCGCGAGCGC